CAATATCCTGATAGTGTTCTTATATTCTATGATTCAGAATTTGGTACCCCTCAAACTTACTTTGAGTCATTTGGTATTGATATGAGTCGTGTTATTCATACACCAATTACTGATATCGAAGAACTTAAATTTGATATCATGAAACAACTAAATGAAATTAGTCGTGACGAAAAGGTTGTTATGGTAATTGACTCAGTAGGTAACCTTGCTTCTAAAAAAGAAGTAGAGGATGCTGCAAATGAGAAGTCAGTAGCTGATATGTCTCGTGCAAAGAGCTTGAAGAGTTTGTTCCGTATGGTAACTCCTCATTTAACACTTAAAGATATTCCTTTGATTGTTGTCAATCACACTTATAAGGAAATTGGTTTGTATCCTAAGGACATTGTTGGTGGTGGTACAGGCATTTATTATTCAGCAGATACAATTTGGATTCTTGGTCGCCAACAAGATAAAGATGCTGACGGTATTTCAGGTTACCACTTTATTATTAATGTTGAGAAGTCTCGTTATGTTAAAGAGAAGTCTAAGATACCTATTACTGTATCTTACGAAGGTGGTATCAAGAGATGGTCTGGTATGCTCGATCTAGCTATCGAAGGCGGTTATGTTGTTAAGCCTTCTAACGGGTGGTATCAACTAGTAGATCGTACTACCGGTGAGGTAACAGGCAATAAAATGCGCGCTGCCGATATAGAAGATAACAAAGAAGTATGGAAGCAGATACTTACAACCACTGACTTTGCTGATTTTATTAAAAACAAATATACTTTAGCATCTGGTTCACTTATTAGCAGTGATATTGACGACGAAGAGGAATAATCTATGAGTACTTCTGACTCTGAGGAGATTGATAATTTTCGAAAGATCTATAATGAAGCCAGAGACCAATATGATTCTGATGCTGAAAAATTTTGGGATAATCTTTCGTATGCAGATAAATTAATGGCTTTTTATATTGTCACTAAACGTATCCATAAGGGTGATATTATCGATAATGGATCGTTTAGACATGTTCTTTATGATGTATTTGGATTTGATATGGATTCTTACCTGGTAGGAATGGATTCTGGATATATGGAAATTCATAATAGTATTATGGTACAGCAAGATGACCAGTGAGCAAATGGAAGCTAAGATTCAAAAACTTATGCTCCCTGTAGATACTCAGATATTAATGTGTGATGATATAAACGATGTATTGCTTTTAGCAGTAGGTATGCTAAGACGTTCTATTCTTATTCTCGACAATCAGTATAAATCTGAAGGTCGTAAAGCTGTTATTAATGAGTTTAATAAATGACGTTTAAAGCATGGTCTATTCGCTGGATAGGTTTTAAAGGTATCTTATTTTATTGGAGTCTTTATAGATTTAACAGCGGATATCCTTATGTCAGTTGGCGTATTGGTCCTATTTTAATTAAAAGGTATTGGTAGTGATTGAAAAAACAATTTTATCTCATTTAATATTTAACGAAGCATATGCAAGAAAGAGCCTTCCATTTCTCAAAGACGAGTATTTTCAAAACCTATCAGATAAAGTTGTATATAATTTAATTAATGAGTATGTACAAAAGTATAACAATACACCTACTAAGGAAGTATTGTTTCTTGAATTAAATAATCGTGATGGGTTAAGTGAGAATGTCTTTAAAGAATCAAAGCGAACTATTGAAGATCTTCAAATCGATAATACGGAGATTCAGTGGTTATTGGATAGCACAGAAAAATTTTGTCAAGAAAAAGCTATCTATAATGCTATTATGGCTTCCATTAAAATCTTGGATGACAAAACTGGATCATTATCTACAGGCTCTATTCCTACTTTGTTATCAGACGCTCTTGGTGTCAGTTTTGATGTCAGTATCGGTCATGATTATTTTGCTAATGCTGATGATCGGTTTGATTTCTATCATCGCAAGGAAGAACATATTCCCTTTGACCTCCAGTACTTTAATGATATTACTAAAGGAGGTCTTGTTCGAAAAACCCTTAACATTGCCCTTGCAGGCACTGGTGTGGGGAAATCTCTTTTTATGTGTCATTGTGCTTCACATAACCTGACACAAGGTAAGAATGTACTCTACATAACAATGGAAATGGCTGAAGAGAAGATTGCAGAACGTATTGATGCTAATCTACTTAATGTTACAGTTGATGAGCTCTCTATCATTCCTAAAGACGTATATGATAAAAAAATCAATCGTGTAAGAGAAAAAACTGTTGGTAAACTAATTGTTAAAGAATACCCAACTGCATCAGCAGGTTCAGCTCATTTTAGGCATTTGATTAATGAACTCAGAATTAAACGAAACTTTATTCCAGATATTATCTATATCGATTATCTCAACATTTGTAGCAGCTCTCGTATTAGAACTGGTTCAAACGTTAATTCCTACACGTATATTAAAGCCATTGCTGAGGAATTGCGTGGTCTTGCTGTTGAGTTTAATGTTCCCGTGGTGTCTGCTACTCAAACAACACGAGGAGGTTATGGCAATTCTGATGTCGAGCTTACAGATACTTCTGAGTCTTTCGGTCTTCCTGCTACAGCAGATTTAATGTTTGCTTTAATTTCAACAGAAGACTTAGAAACACTCGGGCAGTTAATGGTTAAGCAACTAAAAAACCGATACAATGACCCAACACTGAATAAGCGATTCGTAATTGGTATTGATCGAGCTAAAATGCGTTTGTATAATGTTGAACAGAGTGCGCAGACATTAGTAGATGATGCACCAGTATTTAACAGCACTAAGTCTGGTAAGACTATTGATTCAGAAAAACGTAATAAGTTTAAGGAATTAATGGTATGAAGACATCAGATGAGGCTTATGCTGAATTTGTTGCTGATATTATCTTATCTTATTTTGCAGCTCAACAAGCTGCTGGTAGATCAGTTTTATATGAAAGCGAGATATGGCAGCTTTTAGGATTAGAGCTTCCTAAAGATCAGGAAAATCGTAAATTTATCTTAAAAGAATATCATGATAATGTGATTCCGTTTCCAAAAAAACACTGATTCTATAAGAATCCAAAAAACCCAATGATTTCAATAGGTTACAACTTTTTTATAACTCATTGAAATCATTGGGTTTTTTTTGTGCTTATCAGTTGATTTATTTCGTGAAATATACGATATTAATAATATGATGAATGGAGATAAGAAATGATTGAGATTCTTACTGCTTATGCACCTTTTATCGAGATTTCCGTTGGAATTCTTGCAATTACTGCAATTTTTGAAGGAATTTTCTGAAAATAACAGTTGCATTAATTACAGAAGTCAGTATAATCATAATATAGACAACACACACAGGAGTTATAAATGTCTAATATTGCACTCGTTGTTAAGATGCTCGAATCTAATCCTACTGCAGATAAGGCTACTTTGGTTGAGATGGTTATTGCTCAGCTTAAAGTAACCAAGTCTAATGCTCAGGTCTACGTTTATAACGCTCAGAAGAAGCTTGGTAAGCCTACTAAGACTGCAAAGCCTGCTAAGGCCTCTAAGTCTGTAAAAGATACTCGTGCAGAGATTGTTCGTAAGTCTGATGAAGAAGTTGCTCGTATCAAGGATGAACGTCTTGCTCAGATGAAGTCAATTGGTGAGCGTCGTGTAAAAGAGCAAGCAGAAATCGATGCTAAGAAAGAAGTAATGCTGTCTCAGATTGATACTTTTATGGATGACAATAAGGCTTATCTTGACGGTCTTACTGCTCCTACTCGTAAGTTTTTCGGCCTTGCCGAGTAAAGTTAGCTATATATGAGTAGAGAGAGCAATCTCTCTACTCAACTCTAAAGGACTATTAATGCACTCTTTATCCTGTATGAAACAAACATATCGCCTAACATTTAGCGGACAGATTGCTCCGAATGCTGGCGTATGGTCAGAAGGTAAGGAGCGCTCAGTGTAAAATTAGATAGATATAATCTAAGAACACTGAGCGGCCTAGGAAACTAGAGCCGCTTTTTTAATAGCCCTTTTTTAGTTGATTAAATTTTGTAAATTTACTATATTAATAATCGATGCTGTTCCGAGTGGATAAGAACAGCCCCTGACTGGTACTTGAGCCAAATGGCTGAATAGGTGGTTTCCAGCAGGGTAGAAGAACAACGAAAGTTGTCTCTTCATGGATACTACACTGGGTAGGCTGATAGACGTATCAGCTAGGGAAACTCATGGCGCATTGAGAGTCCTGAGATAACCAGAGTCTGGCGCTAAGGACGGCTGCAACCGAATCCGAAGTTGACTTTATGTAGTATCTTTGTAGAGACAATTTGTTTCTTCACAGATACATCAGAGCCCAAAGCTAGTGCACAAATATTAAAGCAGAGGTAGGCTTCCCAGAATCGGTAATCAGCTGTAATAACGAGTGGTATTGGAAGTTAGATAGCTGGTGTATCTTTGAAGAGACAATTGAATTTTGGACGGTATTGGCTAGGCGCTGATATCTGTATTCTCTGGCAGGAGTACGAACGAGGGATGCCAGTCCCTCTAGTAGCCAAATAACTAATCGTAGCAGTTTGGCACTGCTGGTGAAGCACCTACGGAGATGGTAGGAGAGCAGATGAGCAATCATCCAACAAAACAAATGCCAAACATTTTTGTGGCGTATGGTGTAATGGTAGCACAGGAAGTCCGAGACGCCTTAGGTGGAGTAGGCATTCAAAAAGCCAAGAGCAGTTCGATCCTGCTGCGCTGCACAAAGTATTGGAGGTATGCGAGCAAGGTGCTCAAAGAGTCTTGAAAACTCTGCCACCGCAAGGTTGATGGTTCGATTCCTTGTACCTCCGCCAATATTGCAGGTGTGGAAACCTGTATATCACTAGCATTGATGTACCGAAGTAAATGCTAGGTATAGTGGGCAGCCACTGGAGTCTGCATTGTCGGTCGTACCCGCAGTCCTATAATCTGTCAACGCGAAGATTGACACTGGAAGGAGTAACCAGAACGAGTTTTTGGGTGAGTTGATGCTACGGCGTGTGCATCCCCGGACTGTAAATCCGGTCCCTATGTGGTAAACAATGTTGGTTCGACTCCAACCTCACCCACCAAAGATTTCAGTTGCATTATTATGCGATGTATCGTATTATAATAATGTACTGAAACGGACATTGTGTCCACCTTTTATAATATGGAGAAGTGAAAATGACTAATACAACTCGCGTACTTACAGCTCTTATGACTGGTGAAGAATTGACTGCAAAGCAGATCTCAGCACGTTACGGCATTGCAAATGCTCGTGCAACTATCTCTGCTCTTCGTTCAGAAGGTTATGCAATCTATCTTAACGCTCGTAAGGACACTAAAGGTCGTGTAACTAACAAGTATCGTCTTGGAACACCTACTCGCAAGATCATTGCAGCTGGTTACAAGGCACTTGGCGCTGAAGCATACGGCGCCTAATAGCTAGGTCCCATCTCGGATGTAAAGAGGGGCTTAGCGGCCCCTCTTTTTTTATCTCTTCACGAATACATCAGTTGCAGTCCGCATCCAAGAGTACTGCGTAATTTTGTGTGATGCCAGTCTGATGTATTCTTGAAGATATAATGAACTCTTAGCTCAGTTGGTAGAGCACAGGTCTTAAGTCAAATGCTCTAGATTTATAAATATCAGTAAAGGAGATACTGATATGAAAAAGTCTAAAAGTGAAGCTTGGTATGCTGCAATGGCTGCTAAAAAAGATAAAGGTACCAATCGTAATCAATATACCAAAGCTAAAGAGTTAGGATTACCCAAACCAGAAATTTCAGAAGAGTCGCATAAAAAAAGAAGTTCTGCTAGTAAAAGACCTCATACTGAAGAAACAAAAAAGAAAATTAGTGATCATCGTATAAAATTTTTACGAGAAAATCCTGATAAGGTACCTTATAAATTAAATCATTCTTCTAAAGGTAGATCATATGCAGAAGAATATTGGAAAATAGTATTAGATACTAACAACTTAGTATATGAAGAACA